CATTGATGACAGATGCTATTTCTCCTTTGGGGATACGGGAGAACAAAGTACAGGCGGTCTATCCCCACCGTGGTGTGAACCAGTTTCATTTTGACACTCAAGAACTTAACGATTTCTTTGTTTCTAAAGCAAAGGCACGAGGAATCAAGTTCGTTGATGGAGAAGTCAAAAAAGTCAACGTTTCGGAAGAGTGGGTTGGGAGTGTCGAACTCGCAGACGGAGAAAAACTCACTTCCGACTTTTGGATTGATGCATCTGGGTTCAATAGAGTTCTCATGTCGCGTTTGCCGGATGAGAAATGGAATTCGTTTGGAAAGTATCTATTGACCGATTCTGCTATTGCTTTCCGAACCCCACCAGATGAAAGCGGACAAATCAGACCCTATACCCGTTCGCGAGCGATGAAATCGGGCTGGGCTTGGGAGATCCCCACGCAGATAGAACGAGGAAATGGTTACGTCTATTCTTCTCAACACTGCTCAGAAGGGGAAGCAGTTCATGAAATGGAAGAATTGTTGGACGACCAACTATCGGACTTCAAACAATTCAAGTTCGATCCCGGCTATTTAGAAAAAGCGTGGGTAGGTAACTGTGTTGCAATCGGACTGTCTGGTTCATTTGTTGAACCGCTGGAAGCGACTTCTATCGGAACTACGATTAATCAATGTTTTGCTTTAATAGCACCATTGGCGTCTTTTCGGAAAGGTCACACATGGGTGGCGAAGGAGTACAACCACACGTTTGAAAAGATGATGTTGAACATTCTTAGCATGATCAGGTTGCATTACATATCGGATCGTGATGATTCCCCATTCTGGATTGCACAGCAGGAAATGCCGATGCCGGAAGAGTTGGAACACTTGTTAGGTGTCTGGGCTGAAAGAGCGCCTGTGGAGTCGGATGTCCACGGGATGTGGAATCTGTTTGGCTTTCCACATTTCTATTATGTGGGGCAAGGGCAGGGAGTGATTAGTCGAAAAGCAGCACAAGATTCGATTGATGCGTTAGGTTTGAACGATGTGACCGATAACTACTTATGGAATTTGCGTGAATCGCGAAATTCTCAACCGGTGAAAGATCATGCTGAAACGCTTAAAGAACTTACACAAAATTAGATATTACGGGGATTGGCCAAAGGTCAAACCCGGAGAAGTCCTTGTCATCCCAAGTGACAATCGACTGTTGGAATTTCCTCCGTATGTGAATGGTTCCGGGTGGCCGGAATGGTTCAAGAACGAAGAAATTTTGGAACCCGGCACTATCAATAGTTGCAAGGGTATTCAAGAGTATTTAACTCAGGGGCTAACGGTTCCGTTGTGGTGTGATATTCGGGTCGGCCCGATGGGTGCAGAAGATGTGATGGCCGAAACCAGCGACAGGGCTTTCCGTGTGGAGGGATTTCCCTATAAGGCCACTCGCGGTTGCCCCATCAATGATGACAGGGATCGGCCTAAAGCACATTGGCCTAAAATCGTTAACCCATTTTTGTTTAAAACTGCTCCCGGCTATTCAATGCTTTGTCTGCCTGTCGCCTATGAGCCTGATCCCAGATATCAAGTGCTACCGGGAGTGGTTCATTCAGATTATTACCACAGTATGCATGTCGTTTTACGGGTGATGACTGATGAAACCTTTGTAATCAAGGCGGGTACTCCGATCTATCATCTAATTCCTTTTAAACGCAACGATCAAATCAAAGACATAATTCTTGGTGATGCAGGGATGTTTAGAGATGGAAATGCACGGGGTCAAAACCATGGGTCGATAAGTAAGTTCTCCATGAAGGGTCTCTATCGTAAACATCAAAGAGTTACTGACGCTGATCTTTAAGAGATGGAGTAACATCTATTCATGACAGACGAACCTGATGATCCTTGCAAGCAAATCGTTGATATAGAGATTGCTGACAAAATGGGCGAGGGTCTCCCCGCCGTTGTCAAGGACTATGTTGTGATCGCAGAGGTTATGACAGATGAAGGAAACACCCTGCTTGTTTCCACGAGTCCCACTGCTACACCGTGGGCGGTTTATGGGTTGTTGCAATATGGGGAACGGTTTTTTGATGACCAGTTTTATAACCCCAACTTTAACCCAGATATAACTAATGAATGATGTACACTGTTTAAAGGGGAGATCTGTGAAGGCACAGAGTAGATTTTCCAAACTATCTTTAATGAGGTCTTTAAATGCCTGCCGGTATCTATAATTTTACTTGTGAACAAGGCGCTACTTTCACTCGTGAGGTAGAGGTAACGAATTTTGATGACAGTATTCGTACTTTGGCGGGCTATACGGCCCGTATGCAGGTGCGTAAGGATTTAGCAGCGTCCGCTGCTTTAATTGAATTGACCACGGAGAATGGTCGGATTGTGATTAACCCGGATACGGGAACGGTGAGTTTGACGATAAGTGCTGCGGATACTGCGGCGCTACAGTTCAGTGGCATATATGATTTAGAGTTGATTGGTGCTACTGCTGTAGTGGAAAGATTATTGCAAGGTCTTTTTAATCTTGATGAGAATGTAACGACATGAGTGATTATACGGTATACGTTGCAGAAGTTTTAAATAATATTACGGCAGAGGAATCGCGTAATATTGTTACTACATCTGCCGCTGCCCCAAACAAAATTTATGTGAAGGTTCTCGCTACTGCTGGTGGTCAACAGGGCGGGCTGTTGACTGGTGTTACGGCACCTGCTGTTCTTACTGGGGCTGATGGAAATTGGTATATCTGGCAGATTGCTGCAAGCGGGGAGGCTCGTTTATACGGTCCAAAAGCAAGTGGAGCATGGCCTGCAACGTACATTACGTTGACTGGGGCCGATCGGTATATTCATACGCAAGGATCGGCAGCAACGACTTGGACGGTTGTACACACTTTAGGTGGTCGCCCTTCGGTAACTGTTGTAGATTCTACCGGTACAGTCGTGGTAGGTGATGTACAATACAACTCAGATACGCAGGTTACTGTGACGTTTTCTGCGGCATTTTCAGGATCGGCTTATTTGACGTAGTTCCGGGGTTGACATGGCACAAAAGTTTGTTACTAATCTAAATCTAAACCAGAACGAACTTCAGAACGCGAAGTTGCAGTTCTCTGCTGGCGATCCCGGTTCCGGAGAGTTCGAAGGTTGGACGATTTATGATTCAACCAACAATATTCTCAAACTTTATAACGGTTCTGCGTGGAAACAGATTGTAACTGGGGTTTCTTCTGGGACTACAGCACTTACTGTTACTTCCGGATCGACGGGTGCTCCGGCGATAGCCGTTGCTAATGCCAATGGTTCCACTGACGGGCTTATGCCCACAGCGCATTATACGCTAGTCAACAACGCTACTGAGGCTGATACCGCTTCTACGATTATGAAGCGTGATGGCAGCAATGCTGTCAATGTTACGAAAGTTACTGGCTTGGCGGCACCAACTGATGCCGCTGATGCAGCCAATAAGGGTTATGTCGATGATCGTGCCGCTGGTTTAGATCCAAAAGAATCAGTTGTTGTTGCTACAACGGCTGCGGGAACCCTTGCTAGTGGTTTTGAGAACGGTGACGCCATTGACGGGATTACTCTCGCAACAGGAAACAGGGTTCTGCTTAAAGATCAGGCTGACGCTTCTGAAAATGGTGTTTATACGGTAAACGCTTCTGGCGCTCCAACACGAGCCACAGATTTTGATACTTCGGCAGAGGCTACGGCTGGTGCTTTCTTCTTCGTAGAACGAGGCACGGCGAATGCCAACCGGGGTTATGTGCTTCAAGCCAAGACGGGTGGCGGGTCTTACACGATCGGCACCGATGATCTGGTTTTCTCACAATTCTCAGGTGCTGGCCAAATCGACGCTGGTGCTGGTCTAACTAAGAGTGGCGACACTCTCAATGTGGTCGCCGGGGATGGCATCACGGTCAACGCTAACGATGTTGCTCTCGCTAGTACCACTGCTGGGGACGGGATTACATACTCAAGTGGTGTTCTTTCGATTTCGACCACGGCTGCGGGCGACGGTCTTGCAATTGCAAGTGGTGTTTTGTCGATCAACGTGATTGCCGCTGGAGGTATTGAGACTTCCTCTGACAGTCTTCAAATCAAACTTAATTCTGGTATTTCTGGTCTAACCACAACGAGTAGTGGTTTGGCGATCAAGTCTGATATCGCTGGTACCGGTATTACCTTTACTTCCGGTGTTCTTTCCGCTGATGCCTCCGATTTGGCAGGAAGTGGTTCAGGTGGCGTAACTGGAACTTTGCCTATCGCCAATGGTGGTACTGGCACTACAACGTCTGCTCTAGCCCGAAGCAACGCCTTCTTGGCTATTGGGGATAGTTCGGGTTCTTCACGAAGCACCATTGCTCCAGTTTTGGGCCGGATTGTGGCTCAAAGTGTTGGCAATGCTTCGGCTACATCGTTCGTTATTACACATGGTTTAGGTACTCGCGATGTGTCGGTTCAGGTGTATGACAATTCTTCTTATGACACAGTGATTACTGATGTTGTAAGGACTGACACAGACACTTGCACTGTGTCGTTCTCTACTGCTCCAGCGAGCAGTGCATACAGAGTGGTAGTTACAGGTTAAACAGTAACCCTGAGGGGTTCAGGATAGAAAGCGGTTGAGGCCGTGGCTCAGAAATTTAAAACCGGCATAGTTCTTGAGGAACTTGCTGCCGCGTCTACGCAGGCGTTGGGAGTAAAGGTTGATTTAGATTCTGAGGCACGGGTCAAGATTGACGCTGGCGGAAAAATCACTTGGGGATCAGGTTCCGCGACTGGCGACACGACTCTTTATCGTTCTGCTGCTAATACTTTAAAAACTGATGATGCTTTTCAGGCTGTTGCTGGTGTAATCAATTTGACCAGCGACGGAGCGCCTTCGGCTGCTTCTGCCGATGGGACCATTGCAATAGATACAACGAACAATCAGTTTTATTACAGGTCTAGTGGAACATGGACGGAAGTCGTTTCGCAGTCAACCACGGTTGCGGACGGTGGAACTTCTGCCGCTTGGGTTCGCTATCACATCGATGCTGATGGCAATGATTCCACAGGGAACTAGGGGATAGTTATGGCAGCAATCATTCAATTTCGTAGAGACACGGCAGCGAACTGGACTTCTAATAACCCCACGATGGCTGTCGGGGAAATCGGGTATGAATCCGATAACGAGAAGTACAAGATTGGCGACGGATCAACCGCATGGACCTCTCTTGATTATGGCGGTTTGGGTGATATCAGCAAGCACCTGATCGACGCTAAAGGCGATCTCGTTGTCGGTACGGCAGATAATACGGCTGGGATACTCGCCGTAGGAAGCGATGGGCAGCACCTCGTTGCCGACAGCAGTGCTGCTGGTGGTGTCTCATGGGAAGCCAATACTGAGAGTGTTGAAGACATTGTTGGCGCTCAGTTCGTTACCAACGGATCGCACAGTGGAATTAGTGCTACCTATGATGACGCTGGCGACGGTGCCATTGATCTAAATGTCGATGACTTTTCGATCACCTTGGCTGGCGATCTGAGCGGTAGCACGACCGTTACCAACCTTGCCGACGTAACGCTGACTGCGACCATCGTCGCGGATGCGACAGAGTTGGGAACCGACACCACCGGCAACTACATCGCCACCGTTGCAGGTACTACCAACGAGGTTGAGGTTTCCGGGTCCGGTTCAGAAACGGCTGCCGTAACCATCGGGCTGCCTAGCGACGTAACTGTTACGACTTCTCTCACAACTCCTCTGATTAATGTTTCCGGTGCATCTATCGTCCTTGAAGGCGCTACCGCTGACGATTTTGAAACCACTCTGACGGTTACAGATCCGACGGCAGATCGCACCATCACATTCCCGAATATTGATGGAACCGTGGTCACGACTGGAAATCTGAGTGCCGCCACAGAGCACATTGAAGACACTGTCGCTGCCCAGTTGGTTACCAACGGTACTCATTCAGGAATCGCTGCGACCTATGACGACGCTGGCGATGGGGCCATCGACCTCAATGTCGATGACTTCACGATCACTCTCGCTGGTGATCTCGGTGGTAGTGCCACGATCACCGACCTTGCCGATGCAACTCTTACTGCAACAATCCAAGCGAACTCAGTTGCCTTAGGTACGGACACGACCGGTGACTACACCGCCAGCCTCGTTGCTGGCACTGGTGTAACTCTCACTAACAACAGTGGAGAAACTGCAACCCCGACCGTTGCCATCGGACAAGCCGTAGGCGCGTCAGATACTCCCACCTTCGGGTCGGTCACAATCTCTAGTGCGGTCGCCAACGCGACACATGCTGCAACCAAGGCTTACGTCGATAACGCCATCGCTGGTCTTGATTGGCATGAGGCCGTCAACTACGCCTCTGCTGCGGTATTGCCGAACACTCCGACCTACGACAATGGAACTGCGGGAGTAGGGGCAACCCTGACTACAGCGACACAGGTTCGTCTCGTCATCGACGGTGCAAACGCAACTACCGGAAATCGGGTTCTTGTTCAGGATCAGGCAACCGCTGCCCACAACGGTATTTATGATGTAACCGCTCAGGGTGTGTCAGGTTCTGCTGTATGGGTGCTTACGAGGGCCACCGACTTTGATGGCGCACCAACTGGTGAGATCAAAGCGGGCGAAGCCGTTTACGTTCTGGCAGGGTCTGCCAACGGCGGTCAAGGATTTGTAGTCACTTCAACCAGTGATCCGCATACAGTCGGAACACACGACGTTGATTTCACACAGTTCACTGGAACTCAGGCGTTCGTCGCCGGTACCGGTGTCAGTATCACGGGTAACACAGTCAATGTTGGAACAGCCGGTGCTGCCCGCATCGTGGTAAATGCCGATGACATTGATCTTGCGACTACGGCTGTTACGGCAGCCGCTTACGGCAGTGCCACGGCAGTTCCCGGTTACACCGTCGATGCTTACGGTCGTTTGACTGCTGCTGCAAATACAACCATTGCTATCCCATCTACGGCAGTTACAGATTTCACCGAAGCGACACAGGACGTTGTTGCAGGGCAGTTGGTTACGAACGGTACTCATTCTGGTATCGCAGCGACCTATGACGATGCTGGCGATGGGGCGATTGACCTTAACGTCGATGATTTCACAATTACTTTGTCTGGTGATATCGGGGGCAGCGTAACCATTACTGATTTGGCCAATGCAACGCTCGCTACGACAATCCAAGCCGATTCGATTGCTCTTGGGACTGATACCACGGGCAACTATCTTGCCACTGTTACTGGTACTGCTAACGAGGTTGAGGTTTCTGGCTCCGGTTCAGAGACAGCAGCCGTTACTGTTGGTCTGCCTGACGATGTGACCATCGGAAATGATCTCACCATTACGGCAGATGTAAGTGCCGTAAACGCAACCTTCACTGGGATCACAACTCTTAGCGGCACGGTCGCTGGGGCTTCTCCGCTGGTATTTGAAGGCGCTACCGCTGACGATTATGAGACAACTCTAGCGATTACAGATCCGACGGCGGATCGCACGATCACCCTGCCGAATGTTACGGGTACCGTAGTTACGACTGGAAACCTGAGTGCTGCCACGGAACACATTGAGGATACCGTTGGCGCTCAAGTAGCCACCAACGGTTCGCATACCGGGATTGATGCCACTTACGACGATGCTGGCGACGGAGCCATAGATCTTACCCTTACGGCTTCTGGCGCTTCTGCGGCCTCTTACGGGAGTGCGACTCAAGTACCCGGTTACACAGTCGATACTTACGGTCGGTTGACGGCAGCATCGAATACGACAATTGCCATCCCATCTACGGCAGTCACGGACTTCACGGAAGCCACTCAGGACGTTACGGGCGCTCAGATCGTCACGAACGGTTCGCACACCCACCTAACCGCCGCCTACGACGATGCTGGCGACGGAGCAATCGACATTGCGCTAAACGTCACGGCTGTTACCGCAGCGGCTTATGGCAGCGCCACCCAAGTTCCCGGCTACACAGTTGACGCCTACGGACGTTTGACTGCTGCGGCGAACACCACAATCGCCATTCCCTCTACGGCAGTCACAGACTTTACTGAGGCTGTTCAAGATGTATCTGGCGCACAACTCGCTACCAATGGAACCCACACCGGCATCACCGCTACTTACGATGATGCCGGTGATGGTGCTATCGACCTTAACGTCGATGATTTCACAATCACTTTGGGTGGTGACCTCACAGGCAACGTCACGATTACCGATTTGGCCAATGCAACCCTTACCGCAACAATCGCTGCCGATTCTGTCGCCTTGGGCACGGATTCGACAGGCAATTACATTGCCACGGTAGCAGGAACCGCCAATGAGGTAGATGTAAGCGGATCGGGTTCAGAAACCGCAGCAGTAACAATTGGACTCCCTGCTGCCGTTACGGTCACAACCTCTCTTACAACTCCTTTGGTCAATGTGTCTGGTGCGTCCATCGTTATAGAGGGCGCTACAGCAAATGATTTTGAAACCACCCTTACGGTTACCGATCCCACGGCGGATCGGACGATCACCTTCTTGGATGAAACCGGCACCGTCTTTACGACGGCAAGCGTTCAAGCCCTAGCGGACGGTGTTACCGGTACGACTCAATCAGCGAGCGACGCCTCAACGAAACTAGCCACTACGGCTTACGTCGATACCGGCCTTGGTGCTTTGAGCAGTGATTCAATCACTGACGCTGATGGCGATACAAAGATTCAGGTTGAGGAATCAGCCGACGAAGACATCATTCGCTTCGATACCGCTGGCACGGAGAGGATGACCATTGCCGCAGATGGCACAGTGACAATCACTGGTGATCTGACAGTCAATGGAACAGAAACAACGATTAGTTCTACAACGATCACCGTTGACGATAAGAACATCGAAATTGGTTCAGTTGACACACCTACCGACACCACTGCTGACGGCGGTGGTTTAACCCTGAAGGGCGCTACCGATAAGACTTGGAACTGGGTCAACTCCACCGATGCGTGGACTTCCTCAGAGCATGTCGATCTTGCTTCCGGTAAAGCCTTTTATGTTGCAGGTGTTTCTGTTCTAAACGCTACGACTCTTGGTTCAAATGTTGTTGCCTCGTCGTTGACGAGTGTTGGAACGATTGCCTCTCTGGCAGCCACCGATCTGACAGTTTCAGGCATTGCCACGTTTAGCGGAACAATCGCTGGTGCCAGCCCACTTGTCTTTGAAGGTGCTACTGCCGACGATTATGAGACAACTTTTGCCATCACTGATCCCACGGCGGACAGGACGATCACGTTCCAAGATGCAACTGGCACTGTCGCCTTTTTGGCTTCTCCAACTTTCACTGGTACACCGGTTGCTCCTACTGCGGCAGCAGATACGAATACCACACAAATAGCGACTACGGCATTTGTGATGACAGAGATTGGCGACTATTTAACAACCAGCACAGCAAGCAGTACTTATGCTCCGCTGGCCTCCCCCTCTCTTACCGGTGTTCCTGTTGCTCCGACTGCTGCGGCAGATACAAATACGACTCAGTTGGCCACTACGGCCTTTGTAATGACGGAGATTGGCGATTACTTAACAACTAGTACAGCAACTAGTACCTATGCTCCACTCGCTTCACCGGCTTTAACTGGCATTCCGACTTCTACTACTGCTGCGGCAGATACAAATACCACCCAGATTGCTACTACGGCCTACGTCCAAACAGAGTTAGGCGCTCTTAGCAGCGACTCCGTTACGGATGCTGATGGTGACACGAAGATTCAGGTTGAAGAATCCGCTGATGAGGACATAATTCGCTTCGATACGGCGGGCACAGAACGCATGACCATTAGTGCGACTGGTGTAGTCGCCACGGTGGGCGATCTGACAATCGGTGGAAGCATAACGGACGGAGCCACTGCCACTACGCAGACGCAGAGTGATGCTTCTACGAAATTGGCTACCACCGCCTATGTGGACACCGGTCTTGGTGCCTTAACTAGTGGTTCTATTATTGATGCTGATGCCGATACTAAGATTCAAGTTGAAGAATCCGCAGATGAGGATATCATCCGCTTCGATATTGGTGGAAGCGAACTCGGCTCTATGGGCAGTTACGGCTTTTACATCAACGGTCGCGTTGTCTCAGTTGATGCGTTCAACGCACAAACTGGCACCTCCTACACGCCCGTAATAAGCGACAGGGGACTTATTGTCACAATGAACAACGCTTCGGCCCAGACTTTGACGATACCTCCCAACAGTAGTGTGGCCTTTGTGATTGGTAACAGTTTTCAGGTTATTGGTTTAGGTGCTGGCGAAGTCACGATGGTCGCTGGTTCTGGTGTGACATTGCGTGCTACACCGGGTTTGAAGTTGCGTGCACAGTATTCATCAGTTACTTGTATTAAGATCGCTACAGACGAGTGGGTTCTCGTTGGCGACCTTGAGGCGTAATCATGAGTGGTGAAGTAGAAGGTAGGACTGGACCCCGCAAGGACGATGTCCCTGACGTTGTCGGGCAAACCTACACCGATGCGAATACTCAGATTGCCGCGGCTGGGTTCGATGTAGGGACTGTAACAACACAGAACATTGATGACTCAACCGGTTCTATTGGCAGCGGCAATTTAAATAAGGTTGCAAGTCAAACTCCTTCTGCGGGAACTGTCTATCCGCTGAAGGAAGATGTTGACTATGTTTATCACAGCCCCTATTTTCCGCCTTATTTTCCTCCTTATTTCCCACCGTTCTTTCCACCGTTCTTTCCACCATTCTTTCCTCCATTCTTTCCTCCATTCTTTCCTCCATTCTTCCCTCCATTCTTTCCGCCTCATTTCCCACCGCATTTCCCACCGCATTTCCCACCTCATTTCCCGCCTCATTTCCCACCGCATTTCCCACCGTTCTTCCCACCGTTCTTCCCGCCCTACTTCCCACCGTCTTTCAAATAGAAGCATGGCTAAATACGTTCCAAATCCTGCTTACGATCCCGATGCGGAGGGTCAGTACCCTCCCATCACCACTGGACTCGTCAACGATGGGACGCGCTACCATGCGGATGGAATTGGCGGGTTGCTCCCGACGGACACTATTGATCTTTCAGAATTAATTCCACAAACGGAAGAACCCGGCACCACTGAAAAGTGTGCATACGATTTCAGAATTGGTTCTCCCGATGGCTCCAATGGTGACATCCTGAGTGAGTACAACGGAAAGGTGACTCTCCTTTTCAATTGTGCAGCGGGCTGCGGAAACATTCCCCAACACACCGTCTTACAGGAACTGCATGAACGGTATGCGAATGAGTCGGACTTCAACATTCAAGCAATCGTGGTTGACGATTTCACCTGCCACGGATATCCCGAATTCGCTGAGGGACTGGACACATATGCCAAAAATAAGGGGTTGGATCTAACGCCGGGGCAGGTAGCAGAAAAGTATGCCCGTGACAATTTTGGTGTTGAGTATCAGTTTTCCGAGTTGACAAAAGGTCGATTCGATAAGCACACCTATGATCCCGAATGGGTTCCCGGTGCTCAATACGAACAAGAGCCACATGACTTTTGGTTGTATATGACTGGAGCCGTCCATGTGGAACGCGACGAAAACAATTTGCCGTACCATTACGAAACGAGTCCGTGGGCGACGGAGAAGCAAGAGATTGATTACAGTAAGCCGGGGTTTTCCCCTCTTCAGGGGAACTTTGACAAGTTTTTAGTGGATCGTACTGGACATAGGGTGCGTCGGTACACCAGCAGTTTTTTGTTGGGGGAAAGGGACCAGTTGGGCAAACCTGCTCCGTGGTGGTCGGACGGGGAGGAGAAACTTGGACGATGGCCGTCGGAATTGCAGCGGCGTGGGATCAGGGCTTCGCTGGACGCCATCTGCAAAGACATTGATGCCTTCCTAGCAGAGTAGAATTCTGGTAATGTCTCTGATGTGGAAGAGAAATCGCTTGTAGAGCCGGGTCATTTCGGTTCCTCCAAAGACAACATCTTGGTCATTCGAGACTTTATTGATAAAATTGATCTTGAACACATGAACGCCTTCGCTCCGCACATTTCTGAATGGGAAAATCCCAGAGAAACTGAATACGACGAGAACGGTGTTTGCATCTATGATGCGTCCTACTGGTGGGACCGCATGTGCAGTGGGGCGATTCTTAAACGGATCAACCCGTTCATGCATGAAATGGTCGATAAGTACATCGACAAAATGCAACTTGCCATTGAGGAAAAATTTGCAGTTACCCTGCATAAGCGCCCACCCGTATTAGTGAGATGGCTTCCCGGCAACGAGCAGTCCCCGCATTCGGACAAACAGTTGAACGATGGATCACCTAACCCGTTTCCTACCTATGATATAAATTCTATTATCTATTGGAATAATGATTTTGAGGGCGGGCAGTTTTACTATCCCGAACATGAGATAGAACTAGAAATAGAACCGGGCATGGCTGTTGCACATCCCGGTGACATCCACTATCTCCACGGCGTCAAGCCGATTGTGAGTGGGACTCGTTGGACAACACCATCTTTTTATACGATTACGGGATTACAGGAGCAGTTATGGACATAGCAGGTTATTGCGGACATCCGGCCTCAGCAATCGTGTTGTATAAGAACGTATGGCGGAAGGACGCTAATTTTATCGAACGCTTGGAAGAGTGCATCGGTGCCAGTACTCATGAATATTTTTCGTGGAAGAAGGCATTAGTGGGGGATCTGGAAGAGATGCCGGACTACCGAGATTGTTCTGATTTCAAATTTCGTGAGAGCGACTTCCCGGTTTGCGATCCTGCCTTCAAGGAAGCGGGAGAGATTTACAGGGAAGTAATCACGGGAATACGGGAGTGCATGGTTCACTATCAGGGGTTGTACAACCTTAGTTTGGAATTTGAGGAAGCAACCAACTTTGTCAGGTACAACGAAGGTCAACACTTCGGGATTCATGCTGATCATGGATTTTCTTATAGTGCAACAGTTTCGGCAATTGGCTATTTGAACGATGACTATGACGGCGGTGAGTATCTGTTGCCGTATCAGGACATCAAGTTCCTGCCGGAGAAGAACGATGTGATTGTGCATCCGTCCACATTCGTTTACGCCCACGCCTCCTTACCGGTAACGAAGGGCACCAAGTATTCAGCGGTGACGATGTACGACTACAACGATCGCAATCATCAGGATCAACAAGGAACCACCTATGCGCCTTCCTCCGGACATGGCTTTCCGCCTACCGGGGACATGGGCGGTCAGATACTTCCAGCGTCATGACGAACCAATCCAGTTCGCATCCGCGGTTTGAGGTCCAACATCCTGAATTTATTAAAAATATGGTTGGGACCAAGTTTGGAGAAAACGGGTTCCCCGCTGGGGTCGCTGCTTGGCTTGAGGTCGCGATTGTAGATATTGATGATGTGCATGGTGTGTGTCATTGCGCGTTCCTCGTCAAAGACGAGCACTTAATGTTTACCGGACAACTACACGGTGCTTGCTTGGCTTCCCTTGTGGACACGGCTATGCCATTAGTTGTTTACCCCTTTGTTCCTGCTGGCACTTGGGTAGCGACCTCTAATTTCAGTATCGACTATCTGAAGAGCGTGGAAGACGGCATTTGTGACGCTTATTCAACGATTGAATCCCTGAGTAAGAGTGCTGCTGTTGTTACAACCCGTATGGAAAACAAAGGTCGGCTGGTTGCTCTTGGTTCTGGAACTGTCAAGTTAAAGCGAATTGGTGATAAGACATGAAAGTAGTTCTTAGAAAGAATCATCAGAACCCACCTGAGATTCGTCAATCCCGTTTGAAGCGGGATTGGATGGATGGCACTTACAACAAACATGCATATAAGTGTTTGCCGTTAGGCGCTGCGAATGTGCAGGGTTGGGAAATGGTTCTTCAGCAGGAAGTAGTGGTCCAATGGGACGGTGGCAACACGGTTCCACGGGTGTTGTCCGGAGAGACGATGACTCACACGGTCAATGGACAGGAGTACGAACGAGCGGTAGTGATTCCAAGCATTATAGGGATCTTGTCGTTTGCTACTGGATGGTCGATGGGTACCCCTCCGGGGTATAGCACTTGGATTTCGGGGTCGCCTAATTACTTTGTGGATGGAGCGGTTCCTTTAACAGCCAGTATTCCTACTCATTGGTGGCCTGACGAGTGGAACATGAATTGGAAGATAACGGTAGAGAATACTCCGGTGACGTTTCCTAAGGGAATGCCGTTCATGTTCTTTCAAGTGTATGAAGAATCGCTGTTGTCAGAGGTGGAATTTGAAGTAGAACACTTGTGGGACAGGCCGGAATTGATGGAAGAGCGACAGGAATACGGAGAGGTCAAGTTCAAGAATAATCAGGAAAACCCGTGGACTTGGATGGGAAGTATCCGCACCGGTTTGAACGAAAAGGGAGAGCAGATCGGTCCCAAGCATGACGGTCATCCAAAATTGGATGTTCCATAATGGCTGGTAATCCGACCGCAGGTCATGTTTTAGAAGGATACACATACGAAGATATTATTGATGATCCTAAGTATTTTAAAGATCTGCTTCTCAAGCATAAATTACTTTGTTTCCGTGAGTTGAATCTGACCGAAGATCAGAATCCTCAAGTTATCAACGCATTGGGATACCATGTGTTCGGTCATCATAAGGAAGATCATCGCAATACTATTGCCTTGGATTTTCGGGTAAACGATCCTTCGGAGTTGCTGGTTCCGTGGCATGTGGAAAATCTGCATCAGCAATATCCTCCGGAAGTGGCCGGATGGAGCATGGAACTATTCACCTGCTCTAAACACCACGGTAGAACCGGGTTTGTTAACTTGGCAGAAGTGACAAGTCGTCTACCGATTGAAACTGTAGATCGTCTTAGAGATTTTGAGTTTACGGTTGTTCGTCAAGCCGAAGATGGAGATGAGGCGAAAAAGCAGGTTGAGTCCGGAAGTCGTGAAATATGTATCACAAACAAACGTGCAGTTGGCCCCGACGGGCAATTGATGCATGGTGATAACGATGATTATTATTACGCCCATGTCCGTAAGGCAATTGAAACGCATCCTTTAACAAATGAACCGGTTTTCAGGTATGAGTTGGATTGGATGTATCTAGACAATTTCGTGATAGAACCAGAAACAACACTTGAGGGCATGAAGGGGCAAACCGTAACAGGCACTTGCTTCACCTACTCCTCTGGAAAAGATCGGTTAGAAGTAGACAGATTGCTTCAAGAAATATATTTGAATCCTGACAACCAGTTTTGGTGGGAATGGACGCAAGGAGACTTCTTGGTGGCAGATCTATTTGTAATGGCCCACTCAGTGACAGGAGGGTTCCAGTCCGACGAGAGGCGGTTGGATGTCACGTTTAACACCATGAAATACCATGATCGACCTGTTGGTGGTGAGAAAGGCAATGGTGTTGCTGCTGGATTTGCCGACGAGGAGGAGCGCAAGCGAATTCTCAGAGGAATTCGGAGTTCCTAAATGGGAGCCACTACTCAGGGAACGGTGCTAACGGGTCACAGTTTTAGTGATTTCTTGGATGATCCTAAGTATTTTAAAGAACTATTAAATGAATCAAAGTTGTTGTGTTTTCCTGAATTGGGTTTGAGTCGGGAACAGAACAAGCAAGTATGTGCCGCTTTGGGGTATTGGTCTGATCGGCAAAACGATGAGACTCATGCGTTGACGATAAATCGAAAGGGTTGGCCCAACACCCCTGAAGAAATTTTAGTTCGATGGCATTTGGAGAATTTGGATCACGAGCGTCCTCCCATTTTGGCGGGCTGGAACATGATAAAATTCTCCTGTCCTCAAGGCCATGGTCGTACTGGCTTTGTCAACATGGCTGAACTGCATAAGAAAGTTCAATGCGATACTCTTTTTGAGTATGTGTTTGTTCGTATGGAACAACAGTTGGAGCAAGTTAAAGAACAAATGGCGATGGGAAAACGAGAGTTCACTATTGCAAATGTGGAAAACATTGAAGAGAGAAATGCCTACAACCGTCCGGCATCCCGATGGCTTACTGATTTGGATTATCATCCGCCGATTATTGATTCGGTTTCGCCTCATCCGATTACGGGAGAACCCGTGCTGCGCTACATGATAGATACCCATACAGCATGGATTCCGATTCCGGGTGTAGGTGTGGAAAAGGAGAAAGAAGTTTTTGACAAAATTTTGATTGCGGAAATTGAAGATCCAGACAATCAGTTTTGGTGGGATTGGACTGAAGGGGATTTTTTGTTGAGTGATCTGTTCTGTATGAAGCATTGTGTTATGGGTGGGTTCACTCCAGAGCAGCGCGTGCTTGACGTAGTGTTCTCCACGGAGGCGGTGTCACTATGAGCGGTCTCAAGTTGGAGGGCTTAACGGTCGATGATGTTTTAAATAATATGCAATATTATTACGATTTATATATTGAGCATAGAAAACTTGGTTTTGTTGAATTGCGTCCGACCCGAGAACAGCAAAGTGAACTTATTCAGAAATTTGGAAACGTGGATCGTAACGGGGTTGGTCCCCTTTGGGATGTTTCCCACCCGCACCTTGAGACAACATTAGCGGAAACCCCAGACGACTTTTTAATAGGCCATTGGCATATGGACAATACCGTGTTTGAATGGTGTCCGGATATAACCAGTATGCATATGCATACTTGGAAAGGAAGAAAAGGAACAGGTAACACTGTTTTAGTTGATCTAGAAGATTTGTATGACAAATGTCCTAAGGAGTATATAAATTATTTACAGGATTTGATGGTTCATCACCGTTCAGGTGTGAACAACCCTGATGGAACAACGCATTCCGGTTCCCACCACCCCGGTCTGCGGACACATCCCATAACGGGGAATACCAGTTTGTTTTATACGGGACCGGAATGTGATCCCTCCGATGGTCCGAGTGAACTATTTGATGAATACAAACAATGGATGAGAGGAGATGCCCCTCCCCCCGGAGAAGCGTCTGAGGGTGGTTGGCCGGGTTATCAAGGACAGTTGTTCCAGTTGGAAAACCAATTCGTATGGGACTGGTCAGAGGGAGACTTTTTGATTTGGGATAATACTTGTATCATCCATGGTTTTTATGGAGGTTGGGTTTATGAAGAACGGGTGTTCGACAAAGTTGAGGGTCGATATTCAAAACCGTACTATTTGGGACCACGGGGCAAAATGTGGGGTGGTTCGTTAGACAGCCCAAGCCCCCACGTCCTAGCGAAAGATACGCACCATGATGGATGAACATATTGGTTTTAAAGAAATCAACGGCGTGTATGACATTCCCGTGCGGTCCATCCACGGCGAAGAAAACATGCTGGAACACTTCAGGGATAAGGTCACCTTGTTTTTGCCTGTGGCAACCAAGTGTGGGTATGAGGCAGCGACGGATCAACAGATGTCTATGGAACGGACGCATAAGAAGTTTCAGGATCTTCAAGTTCTCCATGAAGAGTTTGAGGAGAAGGGCTTTTCTGTTGTAGCGATACCGACAAACCAGTTGGGAGAACAGGAGCCTTGCGAAGATGAGGAAATCGCAGCCTTTATAGAATCTGAATATCCTTATGTGACCTTTGCTTTTACACAAAAAATGAACATTAATCCCACTGGGATGGGTGACTCTCTCGTAGCGGAACATCCGCTTTGTTTGTATATGAAGGGATATGAGATTAGGGCTTTCAACGATTACGGCCCATTGTCTCAAGATCCGGAAACAGGCGAATGGGTGGCGGGAAAGCCACATCACTTTGAAGGTGGTGCTGCTCAAGAAGTATCAGGATTATATGAGAAGTTTGTTTTTGATCGTGATGGATTAATTGAGACTCGTTTTAACTTTGCTCAAGAGCCGCTGATGGATAAGTCTATTCATCGGGGAGGTAGGTGGACTGTTCGTGAAGCAGTGGACTTTATTCTTAGTCAGCCGCGACGGCCAAAGCATGTGGGCCATGAATGGCACTATTCCACTATCGGTCCTGTGCCTAATTCCATCATGCCGACTGAGAGGCCGTTTAGTTGGCAGGATTTATTCAAACAAGGTATGGATCGTTATTCGGATGAAAGCCCTCCGCCGTCCGATCTGTTAGCACAGCACGCTATTGATGTTGTCTATGCTTGTATAAATCATTTGGGAAATAATGATGAACGTAAAGAATTAGTAGTAAACGTTATCCAACGTCTAGAAACATTAGTTGATGCAGGAAAGTGTGATATTGAATGATGGAACATTTTGCTAATGGGGTGTCGGTCTCCCGCAAAGCAATAGAGGTACCTGACTGGATTATTGAAGAACTGTTAGAGATGCGTCAGGCATCGTGGGATCTGCATTGGAATATCGACGGAGACGTAGCAACTCATGTGGACAGTGGAGATGAGTACACGCTGGAGAATCAGAAGGAGATGCCCACGATAGTTCATCCGCATTATCCCGACCCTCCCCGAAGTGTTGAATTCACAGAGTGGTGGATTGCTACTGAACACGCCATTTATGAAGTGGTACTCGAATATTTGGAAAGATATCCGCTATTGGTACATTCTTTATGGTGGCGAGATAAGGGGCACGCTCTGATCTACGAACCCGGTGGGCGTTTGACGCTGCATCAGGATAATAATGTTGGTTATAGTTGGGCCAACAGGGAGCAGATAGTTGGACGGTGCGAATTGTCCACACGAAATGTACTGACGACCACGATGCATGTCGATGATTGCGAAGGAGGGGAGATGCATTTCCCTTATGCCGGTGTGACTATTCCAGCGGAAAGGGGTGATGTTCTTTGTTTTCCGGCCAATTATCTAGGGGCACACGAGGTGACTCCGGTCAAAGAAGGTAGTCGCAGGATTTCTTACTTGGGTTGGTTCGGGCAAGGATCAATGGAGCCTATGAGAAGCCCCCTAGGGGAATTTGATGCGGAGTTAGTGGAGATTTATGATCCTGTTGAACACCCGCAAGCCAATTTTCACTGGCAGACAACCGTTGAGGAAGATTTTGTAAGGTCTAGTGGGTGGACGGAGGAAGAGATGAGAAGAGAGTACCCATCCTTTTTTGATCAGCGACCCGCTTTGTATTGGCCAAAATGACTCCTGAAATAACCAATTTGGGTGGTGGGGTGATTCTATATGAAAACGCTTTCGAATTAGATTGGGCGTGGATGCGGTCGTTCTGTCATGAGACAACTGCCGCTGAGCGTGCGACAATGTATGAACCGGGCGTGGATTCGATCACCGGGGAAGAGGGCTACATCAACAAGAGTGGCTACTTTTTTGAGAAGGATTCAGTTGATGAGATGCCATGGAGGGGTTCGGCTACCCATCAAGATACACGATCTGAAGTAATTGAAGTTTTGGATAGTATCGAAAAGGCCAGAGACTTGTGTCTGTGGTATTACCTGCATCAGTTCCCACTTGCTGGTAAATGTATTTGGTGGAAGATTAAGAGCCATCTTGTGGCATACCCTCCGGGGGTATATCTAGGGATGCATTCAGATATCAGCACAGATTACGAATACGGTAGACCGGAACCGGTAGACCAGTTGGCAACGAGGAATGTTGTTTCGGTTGTTGCATATTTGAATGATTGCGTGGACACCGAAGAGGAACTGGATGGCACAAACTTTACCGACGGTCACCATAACTTCGCCTATCTGGACATCTCCTACAAGCCCAAGAAGGGCGACATGCTGTTCTTCCCTTCTAACTATGTGGCGGCTCATGAGGTTCAGCCCGTTGGTAAGGGTATTCGCTATACTTATCTAGGTTGGTACTGTCAAGGCACTCCCAACCCGGCAGTGCGTGAATCAGTAATAGATCCACAAAAAGACCCTGAGTTGGCTAAGACGGCCACAAACGTCTATATGGAAAATGGATACAGACTCCCTTAAAATAGGAATAACACATCCGGGCAAAATGGGTTCCAGTGTTGGTGCCGTCTTGGTTGGAGAAGGTCACGATGTCATCTGGGCGTCTGAGAACCGGTCGGAAGAAACAACTCAAAGGGCTTTGGACGCCGGGTTGCGGGATGTCCAATCTTTTACTCAGATGGCCAAAGAAGCCGATGTGATCTTTTCGATTTGTATGCAGCCGGGGCCATTAAAGGTTTTTGAGAAAGCCGTTGAAGAAGGTTTTACTGGCATTTTTGTAGATGCCAACTTTATCGATGACAATTTTGTGCTTGAATTTAATCAGATGGGGGCCGATGCAGATTTCCCCTTCGTGGATGGCGCTATTTATGGTTATCCAATCCCCGGCCCGGATGGTTTTACGTCGGAGCGGTCGTTCTATCTTCACGGAGATGATGCACTGTTAATAGCGAATCTGTTTGAGGGAACCCCATTTGACGGAATCGTTCTGGACGAATCGGCAAAAGTTTTCCGAGCGCGTCGAATGGCAGAAGAAACACCACCTCCGGATACTGATCGGGACACTGATGCAGCAGAATCTGACTAATGGAATCGTCGTATTTAGCGATGTCATAGAGATAGATCAACAGTTTTTATCTGAATGGCTAGAGCGTCGTCGGGAAAACGAGCCTGATGATTACACAGTAAATGAAGACGGCGATTATATCAATCGTGGTGGGTACAAGTTCACTCCTGATCAATACCGTTCCGCTCCCGGTAGGTTTTTGAATCTGGTTCCTGAAGGTGTGAGTAGCGAAGATGAGTCTTTTGTTGAATCATTGGACGCTGCCCTGCATGTGTGTTTACTGGAGTATGTAAAATTATTCCCTGAAGTGGCGTCTTCCGTTTGGTGGAGGTCACCCGGCCATGTTGCTACCTACAGGGATGGACAGCACATGGGCAGTCATCACGATAATGGTGTTCAATATACGCCGGGTTTAACCCCGGAGAACGAACACGCCATACACAACGTAGTAACTGCGTCAATAGCGTTGAATGATGGTTACAGCGGGGGTGAGTTGAAGTTCGCCCATGGTGGTTCGTCTCTCATCCCACCCACTGGAACTGCGGTGTTTTATCCATCCAACTACATCGGTTCCCATGAAGTGACACCAGTAACCTCTGGGGAACGTTATTCGTATTTGCAATTCTTCGGTCAAGGAACTCCGCTTGGATCGAAAAGCGCCGCTGAATGGTTTCCTAATCTTCTCAACGTCCATGATCAGGCAAGCGAGACAGAACCGACGGAATAGGCGTATCGCCTAATGCTTCTCTGAAATCTTTTGCTATATCAGGAAGCCAAGATTTACCTTGTGTTCCGGGTTCACGAATGTCATGGACAACAACGTTGCGGTCTGGTGAAGAAGAACCTTGAGCAAAGTTTGCTAAATATGAATAACGACTTCCTGATGTAACTTCTTTAACTTCATGAGTAGCCATAAAATTGGAGGGAAACATGAGCAGATCTCCGGCTGCGAGTTCGACATCAAGGTCTAAATATTTGAAGCCCATTGTTCCGCCAGCAAAATCGTTATTCAAAACAAGACTGCATGAAACGACCTGATTGAGTGCTGATTGGTCCACGGGAAAGTCACCGTAGACATAGTTGACATCATTATCACAATGCGACCCGTATTTAGATCCAGTGGGGTAGTAGGCAACATGGCCTCCTATTTCCCACCAGACACATGGAAAAGCATCAGGAAAGAGAGAGAAGTAGTCAAGTAGTTTTTGATAGATGGCTTTATCGCAAGATCCAAAAAACTCTGGGTTGAGGATTACTCCCGGTCCCGTAATTCTGGTTGGATCTTTGTACAGGTCTTCTTTGTAAATGGTGTGACCACTCAGATTGACACCATATTCGATTTTCCCATTATCGTCGTAGGAGAATTCGTACATGGTGTTGAACGCTGTTTCCACCATGCGGAAAAGTTCAGGAACTATGTGATCTGGTATGTCGATTATTTTTTCAAATAAAACGACTCCTCCACCTAAATGGTTCATGTTCCTCTTTGCAGATTAATGTCTACGACATCTCCGTGGTCGTAAGCCTGCGCTAATCCTTTTTCGCCTTCTAAAGTTCGGTTCTGGTAAACGGGATTCGTTCTGTCCGTCATGTCTCTGCCAGTACCCTTTTCCGTGTGTTCCACATACTTAGCGTAATCGTCGTAGATGTGGTTTAACCAGTGTGGAGGACACCACGAGTCGATGTCCTCCGGTTCTACGACATTGATCATTACTTCCGGTTGTGGGCTTCCCTGAGAAAAGAATTCCAGATAGGTGTAGCGTTCTCCTGCGGTGACAGTGTTGACCCCGTGGGTGGCCAAGAAGTTGCATGGAAAGATTATTACATCCCCGGTCTGTCCTTGATAGTTGATATCCAAATACGGGAAGTTCATTTCTCCACCTGTGTAATTGGTTCCGTCTAGTTGATCTGCTGATTCAACACCATTGTTGAGATATAGCAGAACAGCCAAAGTTTGGCGTGAGGCTGCTTGTCCTTGTGGGATATATTTGTGTCCGTTGGTGGCCCGGAAGTTCGTATCGTTATCGTTGTGTGTGCCGAGAAAGGTGCCCTCGTTGTAGCGAAGAATGTGTCCCCTGTTGCGCCACCAGAGGGTGCCTAAAACCATTGGGAAAAAGTCCACATAACGGATGAGGCATTTGTAGATCATGTTTTCCCAGTATTTGAGAACTTCAACATTGGTTAACGGAGTAGAAGGTGTTACTGGGTCTAAAACTCTGGTGGGGACGAGTTTGACTTGTTCAAGATCGAACTTGTTTAAGTCTTCATTGAGGGCGTAGGTGACCCCGTTTTCGTCAGTTTCGTAGGTCCAACGTTGCTCGTGGGACAGTTTCGCTTCAGTGTCAATCCACGGGAACATGAATTTCGGTACGGTGACTGCTTTCCGGAATCGAACTACACCGCCGCCGATATGTTCAGCGTCGTAAGAACTAATTTCTTTTAAGGCGTCGTCCGTTATCTCAGGGGTAGTTGCATCGAACAGAGCATTCATGCTGCTGGCCGTGGTAGCAGCGGACCCTCAGGGTGTCCTTCTATCGGTCTGTTTTGTTGGACGGGATTCAAGAGACCCTCTGTCTGGGCGGACACGGAATGCCCGGAGTTGTAATACATTTCGTAATCTTGGAAAATCCATGGCAGGTAGACGGGGGAAACCCAAGGGGCGACTTCATTTGCTTCGGTGATCCCAACTACCTCATCTCCACCTTGTCCGAAATTGGACAGGTAGACGTATCTTTCTCCTGATGTAATACGGCGGACGCCGTGCGTTCCAACGTAATTTTGGGGGAAGAAAAGAAGGTCACCTGTAACCGGTTTATATTGGACATCGGTGTAGGGGAAATACATTTCTCCCCCTTCGTATTCATCGTTCAAATAGATAATGCAGGCTAAAACTTGATAGATGGCCTGTGGCCGACTGGTCGGATGTCTCTGTCCGTCCACAACGCGGAAGTTTGTGTCGTTGTCGTTGTGTTCTCCTAGAAGGCCGTTGGGTCCGTATTTGAGGATATGGCCACGATTCTTCCACCAAAGAGTATTTAGAATCATTGGGTGTATGTCGATGTATCTGATAAGAGATTTATATATAACTTCTTCACAGGACTGAAAGAAATTAGCAACCGGTTCGGGGGTGTCGTCCTGCACGGGCATATTGTTTGGATCGGACCCTAAACGGAGTGCCTGTTCGGACAGCATTTCTAAACCGTGTTCGACTTCGTTGCCCGAAAAGTCTTCGGCCCAACGCTTTCCGTTCTTTTCTACAACCTTGATACCGCAATCAGCGAAGGTAACCCGTTCGTCCAGATAAGGGAGAACAGATTTTTGATCAACGTCAATGGCATTTTTGAACAAGACAATGCCACTGCCATAGTTGTGCAGTTCCAATTCAGAGATAGGTTGACAGTCGGAACTGCCAATCATCGGTATTGGAAATACAGATTTCATTAACCTAGATTATCAGAGAAAAATTCACTATGCGGGAATGGCATCGCGTTCTGTTTTTAGACTGACATGACGAGCGACGGCGGCTTCCAAGGCTTGTTCCAACGCTCGTGGGTTGTTGACATCAGCAGCGGGGGCAGTGTAAGAAGTAGACAGGGTGTCGGGGGGATTACCGGTGGCCCAACCAAGCCTGTAGATGTCTAACTCGGTGCTGGTCATGCTGTTTAAAAGTAGTTCTCGCTTTGTTGCGTTTGGGATAGTCGATTCAAAATCCATAGCAGCCTCTACGCCGTCCTCTTACAGATGGTTACACCGTGTTCCATTGGTATATGATAGACCGTGAAGTTAGTTTTAGCGGCAAGGTGTTTAGCGAATCGTGCATAAAAACTAGTATGTGTTCTGGCTAGTCCACCAGCATACATGGATGTCCATTCGCTTGATTCAAACCAGATCATTACGCCGCCGACTTTTAATGTATCCAAGTAGGCATCTAGAAGTTTTGTGTTTGGGCCAAAGAAACCTATGGGGGTGCTTCGCACAGCGTCGTAAGTTCCGGACAAAGACCCGTCAAGAATGTCTTGCTCGTCTACTACCGAATATCGTGCATCGGGATACCGCGCTGCCACGCTTGGTTGCGTGAGAGCGAACTGTTCAAAGTGGTGAAGATTCCAATTGTTTACAAATGTGTACTCTCGTCCTGTATCTCCATCACCATTAAAGAAACAAGGATGAGTGATGCGACTGGGAGAAAGTATTTTTAAAGTGTCCCCAGTGTCCGACATGTCTATGATCATGTTTTCTACGGTGTAGGCCATCCACATCACCGCAGCCCAATTCGGGTCTGGGTTCTGGTAAGTTTCGTATTGGATGAGCGCATAATCATCAGAGATAGCGATGCTTCTACGATCTAAATTGATTGAGTCGTAATAAGCAAGTATGGCAGTTGAGTAGTCGGCCACCACCTCTCCATCTATTTCAGCACTATTGGAGTATTTCTGAGCGATACGACTTGTTTCAAACCAGTGGCTGGACATTATGCAGCCTCCGCTATCTGGCGTTGTCGGTATGCCCGTCGGGCGAGTTGAACCAAAAGTGATCGTTCGGTATCAAGATAGTTATTTGCTGCACTAACGGTTTCTTTGCCGCCCATCAATGATTTTTCTGCGTTTTCTGGTCCAGAGTAATTGTTGCGAATGGCGTTAATGACATCATCAATGGTCAGAGTGGCATCGTCTGCCCAATCCAAACCGGCAATAAATGTAAGAACTGCCATGTTGGCTTCAGCGGCATTCAAATGTCGTGCGGCGTCGTAAAGAGATCCTGTCTCTTCCCAACTGTTTCGTATAGCCATAGTTAGTCCTTCGACTAGATAATGCTGTCTTCCGTGTTCCGCTCACAAAACATGGTGTACAGGTCTGATGCGAATTCGGTGGCGTTTAGTTCCTTGTTCCAACGAGGGGTATCGTTGTCTCTCTCTTTTTCATGGGGTTCGGAATCATCGGCGTTGTCATAGGCAAAAGTTGTTTCGGATATTGCACGGCCTTTGTTTTTAGCGTTAGCAACTTGTGAAACGTCGGGAACGTACAAGCGTGGTTCCGGATAACTCATGCCAGTGCTTCTAAGGCCGCTGCCTGCCTTTTGAGACAATCGTAGGCTTTGTAATTGGTGTGATCGGCAGCAACCGGGATTACCAGAGAACTGCTTATCTCGTCAGAGGCGACACCCAATGTTAGGGCGAGAGACAGAGTGGAGTATTCCAGATATTCTTTAGCGTCCGCTTTTGCGGCAGTAACTTCCGCTTCGGTTAAAGCCATTTTGCATCACTCCTATAGGCTCGCAAGTTCGGCTTTAATCGTAGCCAAGGCGGCGAGTTCGGCCTCTAATTGTGTTTCTGATGGGTTCGCTGTCCCAACAGGGGCGGTGTAGTCGGCAGCAAGATCATTCGGATCAATGCCGACGCCCCAAGAGAGTGCGAAGATGCTTGTCTCCCTGTCGGAAATGAGGGTATTAAGCATTGCTGTTTTATCCGCTGTGGAGATAGTAGATAGAAAGTCCATTAGTGGAGACCTCGTTCGTAGACATAGAACATCTTGACCACAGCATACCCTAAATTGTATTCTACAGATGAAGATTCATTAGTTCAAGTCATAAGCGGACCAATCTTGGTCCGTGCTGGCTTGCGGTTCGACTGGTTCTACGTTTGCGCTTAAAACTACTCTTGTGTTTGACATTTGTCGGGTCGTCCAATGTGTCAGATAGGACGGGAAAATTACTAGCATCCCGGCTGTCGGCTGAATGCGCGTAACAGTTTCTTGTGAATTGGCGTATGGAACACCGAACACAAGTTGGGCATCGCTGAACGTAGCGGTTGGATAATATGCGATAGAGAAATATTCGTGCGGATTCAAATGACTGTTAGATTTGTGCGAATGGGGTTCCACTGATTCTCCCTTTTGAAGAACCAATCCCCACATCGCTGAAACTTTGTATTCTTGGGAAAGAATTTGAGAGGTTTTTTCTTCGATTGCCGCTCTGACTTCCTGCATTAACGGCGTATCTTTCAACACCAGATCCTCATAATAAGTGTGAGTCTTGTGTTCTTCTGAGTATTCTCCCGGCACTGGTCGTCCGTCAGCGAACACTTCGTGGTGAACGTCCCCGCCTTTGAAATCCAAGGTTGTGGTGTAGACATCGACGCTAAGTAGATTAATTCTTTCCACGATTCTCCTGCCCTTCACGATAGAACTGTCCTGTTGCCAAGGCGCTCGGCGGTGAATCCTTGTGCCACACATTCACAACCATCACCTGACGGTCCCCCCAACCAGCAGGTTGAGTTTGATGCACCCGACGACCCGCATCAAAAACTATCAAACGATTCGTCTTGTAAGCAATTCGTTCCAAGCGATCGGGAGGAGACAACAAAGTTTCCATGTGCTTTTCTTCTAACGCATCCGACGGATTTCCTTCGATGCTCCCTTCATGGAGTTCCAGAAATCCACCATCACCAGATTCAGAGAAGCCATACCAGATGCATCCGGTTACGGGCGCGTTGAATTCGTGGCTCTTTTCGTAAAGGAAAGTGTCTTCATCCACATGAGGTTTCAAGAATTGACCTGCGTTGAATGTTCTACACCAGTATTCAAACCCTGCTATTTCGTCACGTTCGTATTCTAAGACTCCCGGTGCCGACCAGATTTCTTGAATAATCTTCTTTCGTAAGGTATCTGCCGGGGATTTCCACCAACCCTCCCAAAACATGTAGGGAGCAAAGCAATCACATTCTTGGTCGTGGAATCCATTCAGCGTGTACCCAACTTCTTCCGGGTTGTTCTCATCTACCGTAATGGGAAAGAAGTTTTTATCGCTCTTGACGGCACCCGTCAATACGGGGCTGCGAATGAAATCATCTATAACAAGCATTGGGTGGGGGAAAGTTCCGTAGTGTCTGGGTTCATGGAATTCACTTTATTTCATCCATACTAGTATACGTCTGCTCTCGTCTCCATTGGAGCGAGTATTATTGTTATTGGTCCTGATCTCCATCAAGACCATTCTTAACAGGCGAGGATACGAGGTAAACGTATGGCTGAGTACAAAGATCTAGCCGAACGAACAATTGCGACATTTATTCAGGCTGCTATCGGTGCCATGGGTACCAATAGTGTTATGGATTTAGGCGTTGATAATTGGAAAATGATCCTGATGGCCGGTGTGTCAGCAGGTGTTGCAGTTATCAAGGGCTGGGCCGCAAGTAAATTCGGTGATCGCTCACCGTCGATGATGGCGTAGGACACAAAAAGAGATACAATTCTATACTTTGCTGTATAGGATAAGCAGGTATCATTCATAGGAACTAGGACTTAGGTCTGTATGGGGTTGCTATGGATGATGATCTGCGAAAACGCTTACAACAGGTAGCGGATCTACTTTCGCGACCCTTAGAAGAGACAAACGCTGGGGCAGACCCGGATGTTGGTAGTGCTGTTTTAGGTACGGCTAAACAGGCAACTGAAAAAGTTACAAGCCTGATTGACCGAATCAAAGACAACATTGCTTACGTTCTGGGTTTGCCCGCAGCAATTTCTGGAGCCTTTGGGTTCCTGTGGCAGTCCTCTGGAGAGGAGGCTGCGCTGGGTTATCAAGTCGCCCAGTTAGAAGAAGCCGTAGCAGAACTGAAATCAGAGAATGATCTTCTTGGCGGAGGAACGAAGAACTTTTCTTTAGACATGAGCGGAGCACCCGGTGGTTCGGTGACCGTGATTGTTATTGCCGCAAGTTTGATTCTTTTAATGGGACTTCTTTTCTGGTACCAAAGTAAACGCAAAAAGCGGTAGCGTCGTGAGACGGCTTGCCGCTGTTTTCTTTGCTGGAGCATTGTTCGCTTCGGCCTGTTCCTCAGGTACTTCCACGGAACCGGTTGATCTGTTCCCTGACGAGACAACCACAACCGTTCTTGGGGAAACTGCTACTACGTCGATTACTCCGATCTTAATTAAAACAGCCCCATTGGCAGATCATGCCATTCCAAATTATATGGCATCAGAAGATTCGTTTTCTTTTGCAAACTTTGGTGGTGGTGAAGCCCCAGCCGACTTGACGGTGAACATGGCGCGTCGCCTATACGGCGATAGCCAAGTTTGTTTAGATGTCTCTAATGGGCAATGTACGCCTTATCCGGTAATTCTTCAGTTGATGTCACAGGCCAACAAGTCGATGCGTGGTGGGCTGTGCGAAGGTCTGGCAGTTTTGAGTTTGAGGCTTTCTGGTGATATCGAAACACTGTTGGCTTACCAGAATACTCACACCGTTTCACAACTTATTAAAGAAGATCCGGCGCTCCTTTCTGAAATTGCGTACTGGTATGTAACCCAGTTTGCGATGGAGGTTCAGGAAACGGCATCCGCTTTCTTGGAGAAGTCACCTGCCGAATTGGCACAAGTGTTGATGTATGACTTTGCTGAAGCAGAAAAAGGTAATGCACACACTGGCTTTACAATCGGTATTTACAGCGAGATGGGTGGACACGCTGTCACGCCTTACCGGGTGGAAGAGATGCCCAGTGGTTATCGCATCTATATCTACGATTCTAACTGGCCGGGTGAGGAACGCTGGATAGATGTTTCTAAAGAGGGTCAGTGGATTTATGCACTAGCGGCCACTAACCCAACAGAGCAGGCAGAGGCGTGGTCTGGTGGTACGGGAACAATGGAACTCACGCCGATGCGAGCGCGTTCTGGTCCTTTCACTTGCAGTTTCTGCCCCAAGGAAGAGGGAGAAGAATCGGGCACGATGCTTACCGTCGCTGCTTCTGGCGACAAGCAAATGTCTATCAAGATTGAAACGTCATCAGGTGACAGGCTTGGCTATTACGACGGCGCATTTGTAAATGAGATCCCCGGAGCGACTTATCGTTATTTGATTTCAGGGCCGAGTACTGCTGATCCTGTCTTGGTTTTTCTTCCACCCGGAATCGATGACTTCAATGCAGATGTTGTGCAAATCGAAGTTCCCACTCCAGCAGCAAAGGAAGCGACTTCTTCCAAGGATCGTATAGAAGCACTTTTGGAAGAAAAAGTAGAAGAAGAAACCCAACAGAAGTTTTCCTTACTTGTTTTGAATGAAGAAAAATCAGTCCAGATTGAAGCAATTATCGTTGAGGAAGAGGAACTTGAACGGTGGGAGCAGCCAGAGGAAGATGCAGAACCTGAAGAAATTCAATCACTTTTGGCTTTCTCTGATGACGCCATTGAGATCGCAGATATTGAAGAAGCGACTGTCGCAATCGCCGTAGCCGCATTGGAAGTCGAAATCGAATTAGAGGCAGGACAGCAGATAGCGGTTACCTTTGCACCGGAACCACCTGCGGTTGAACCA